TAATATATTAAATGAAGTTAACAAGGATGTACAGAATGAAGGCTGGCATTTTAATACTGAATTTCATATAGCTACTGAACCTGATGCTAATAAACATATCACCTTACCTAATAATGCTCTGAGATATGATATCACTAATGGTATGTATGATAAGAGTAAGGATGTAGTAGTAAGGAATGGTAGGTTATATGATCTAGTACAACATACTGATGAATTCGATTCAACTATGTATCTAGATCTTGTTACCTTATATTCATTCTCTGATCTACCTAATGTCTTTCAAAGATATATAACTTATAGAGCTGCAGTAAGGGCAGCAACACAACTTGTCTCAAACCCACAACTCGCTGCATTATTAACACAAGATGAAAATAAAGCTAGAGCTGCGTGTCTAGAATATGAATGCGATAAAGCAGATCATTCATTCTTTGGTTTAGAACATGAGACATTATACAATTCCTATAAACCATACGTGGTCCTAAATAGATAATGGCAAGTATTACTCAAACAATACCTCATTATAATGGTGGTATATCACAACAACCTGATGAGAAAAAAATTCCAGGTCAAGTTAGAGAAGCGAAAAATGTATTACCTGATATAACTCAAGGTTTACTTAAAAGACCAGGTGGTAAGTTGGTTGCTTCATTGAGTGATAATGATACCACCTCATTAAACTCGCAAACAAATGGTAAATGGTTTCACTATTGGAGAGATGAGACTGAACAATATATAGGACAAGTTAGTAGGTCAGGTGATATAAATATGTGGAGATGTAGTGATGGTTTTGCTATGACCGTTACTCCTGATGGTGGTACAGCTACTGCACTAGCTACATATTTAACACATACTGCTGATGAAGATATACAAACACTGACTCTTAACGATTTTACTTACTTAGTTAATCGTACTAAGACAGTTGCAATGGCAAATAATATAAAAGCAGCTAGACCTTATGAAGCTTTTGTAGACTTAAAACAAATTAAATACTCCAGTCAATATGGCTTAGAAATATATAACAATACTGCTACTACAACTTTAACAACTGCTACACGTTTAAATGTTACCTATAGCCAAACAGATGCTGGCTCAGGTAGTGCATTAAAAACTAGTGGTACTTGTGATAGTGTAGGAACTCAAATTTTTGGTGCAGCCGAAACTGATGACGGTTCTAAAAAGAATCTTTACTTCCGTATAACTACAAATGGTCAGCCTACTACTGAAGGTAATAGTGCTACCCCTATTTATAAATGTAGGTACCAAGTAAAATGTGACCTACTATATGGTGGAGAAGGTTGGGCTGCAGGTGATAGTAAGGTTGTTACTATGACTACGCCAATACATAATAGTAATTATACTGTTACTGTAGCTGAAGATAGTACATCAACAGTTAAAGCAAACTTAGCATTAGTCAGACCTCAACCTACAGCATTCGATGGTGACACTGTTGTAACAGCTGATAGTATTTTAGGTGCTATTAGAGAAGGTATAACTGGTAGTGCAACTGCTAATACTGGTAATGGTTTTACTGTAGAACAGATAGGTACAGGTTTATATATCACTAGGACAGATGGTACGTTCAATGTATCTACACCAGCTAGTGAATTACTGAATGTCTTAGCTGATTCAATACAAGATGTAGGTGACTTACCTCTTCAATGTAAACATGGTTATATAGTCAAAGTTGCTAATAGTGAAGCTGATGAAGATGATTACTATATGCAATTTTATGGTAAAGATGATAGAGACGGTCCGGGTGTATGGGAAGAATGTGCTAAACCTGGTAGAAAAATAGACTTCGATAAGGGTACTTTACCTGTACAGTTGATTAGAACTAATGCAACTACATTTACACTAAGTCAAGTTGATTGGGATACCTGTCTTATTGGCGATACAACTACAGCTCCTGAGCCTTCATTCGTAGGAGCAAAGATAAACAAATTACTATTTTTTAGAAATAGACTAGCAATGCTCAGTGGTGAGAATGTTATTATTTCTAGACCTGGATCTTATTATAACTTCTGGCCTAGATCTGCAATGACTCATACACCTTCAGATGTTATAGATTTATCGTGTAGTTCTAATGTACCTGCTGTTATTTATGACGGTATAGAGATTAACTCTGGTCTATTGTTATTCACTAAGAACCAACAGTTCATGTTAACTACAGATAGTGATATACTTAGCCCACTTACTGCTAAGATAAACTCTATCTCTCACTTTAATTTTAATTATAAAACGAACCCCATATCAATGGGTACTACAGTAGGTTTCTTAGATAATGCTGGTAAGTATACACGTTTCTGGGAATCTAGTGGGGTAGTTAGAGAAGGTGAACCTCAAGTAATGGATCAAACAAAAGTTGTTAGTAAATTATTTGATAAAGATTTAGTAAAAATTTCTAACTCCAGAGAGAACTCAGTTGTCTTCTTTAGTCAAAAAGATACAAATAAGTTATATGGATTTAGATATTTTAATGCAGGTCAGAAACGCTTGATGCAATCTTGGTTTACTTGGGAATTATCAGGTACTATCCAACATCATGCAATGTTAGATGATGGCTTATATGTTATTGTTAGAAATAATAGTAAAGATGTAATGCAAAAATTTGGATTGAAAATGGATACAGATACTAAATCCATTACTGATGATCAAGGTACTACTACAGATACTGATGATGATGTTATATTCCGTATTCATTTAGACAATGCATCTACTATAGCTTCATCCTCTTTGTCAGCATATGATGCTACGAATGACCGTACAACCTTTACTATACCTGATGGGTATAATAATAGCTCAGGACAGTTAGCAGTTTATGTAGTGCCTTCAGCATCTGATACAACCTTCCAAGGACGTAGTGCTGATGTATCTACCTTTACAGATAGTGGTGTAACTAAGGTTAGTTTACCAGGCAATTGGAAAACATATGATCCACAATTTATAGAAGATGGTGCTGCAGGTGATGATGTTACACCAGCTAATAACATAATATTAGGATATCAATTTGATATGGAAGTTAAATTACCTACCTTATATGTTACTAAAACATCAGGTGAAACAACTATATCTGATATGAATGCTTCATTAATCTTACATAGATTGAAGTTGAATATGGGTCCAACTGGTTTATTCCAGACTGTTATAGATAGAACTGGTAAAGCAACTTATACTGAAACATGGGAACCTACTATAGCTGACGATTACGGTGCTAACAGAGTACAGATAAATGACACTATAACTCAAACAGTACCAGTATATGAACGTAATAAAAACTTAACTGTAACAATTAAATCGACACATCCTACTCCCGCTACATTATATTCAATGTCATGGGAAGGGGATTATACCACCAATTATTATAAACGTGTCTAAATACGTCCATACATTAACGGTAGAGGCTGCTAAAGAAGTCGCCTCTAACCTACTTCCAGAGGACCGTAAAGAGGTTGAAGAGGG